CCAGTCTCCGACCCTGACTTACGGGTAGTTCTAGATACATGCGTGGGCGCTAACCGCGGCCCTCTTTTTATAACGTTAACATCAGCAGCTACAAAAGCTGAGCCATAAACAGGTGTGTGCGTGTTGAAGTCTGTCGAGCCATCTTTAAATGTGTCGATGTTAATCTTCTTAGGCTCACTATTGTTATCCGTCCAAAACAATAAATTGTCAATAATATTGATACCCGTGATAAGATAGCTAGTGCTGAAGTTCAGCACGCTGTTCTTATCGACAATAACAGGGCTTACCGTATCAGTCGTTTGGTTGTATTCTGCAATACAATCAACGCCGGTAGCGGTGATAAACCAGTAAATACAATTTGTGGAATTGTGACGGATCGAACCAATCACAGTGGCGCTTGTTAGGCCTAATGCGCTTTGCGCAGTGTTACCGAGGATATTTTCAATAGCGCCCAGGTCAGAACCTTCTGAGTGTCCGACTTGTATGTTTAAAGCATCGATGTATTCCCCGTTCTGAACAAGCCTCTCGTCGAGATCCTTATTCATCTTCCCGGAAGTGAACGTGTGTTTCAGCTGTGGCATATTCCTTAGTGTTTAATCTGCTTAGACTTACCTTTCATGATTTGGTTGATCTCCTCAATCTTAAGGTTCGATAAACGCAACTTGGCTTGTCTAATAGCAGCGGCTCTTTCTCTTTTAAATCGACCTATGATATACTCAGGCACATTTGCTCGAGCGGAAAGAATTCCATAGGCGATAGATTTATACATTGCTTCTTCAGCAAATTTGTGAATCTGCATCTCCGCATCCGTAGCAAGACTATCACTAATGTATTTAATAGTCACTACCGCATTTGTGAGATCAGAGCTGAAGTAGAATTTAGACTTAATAGGATCAATAAAGAATGAACCGTTGTTGTGAGCAAACTGTGGGTCAATACCAAACCGACGACCGTAAGACTGGTCCTCTTCCGGATAAGAATCCTTTTCCTCTGTAGAGTCGCTAGCGGTTGATGCCTTGTATTTACCCCAAGTCTCAGAATCTGCAGCTGCGGTTAAGTTGCCGGAACCATCAAAAAGATAATCAAAATTACCATCCTGTAGTAAAGCCTTTGGATTGCTAGTCTTTCTAGCTGGGTGGATTACACGCTCAATACCAGAGTTATCCATCCAGGTGAGCTTAACGTAGTTAACGAAGTCGTGAGGGATTGGCACCGTTAGTGCAGGTCCCACTTCAATCTCTTGTGATTTTTCAGAGCGCAAAGTGTCGTAGCTTAGTTCCTGGAGGGCTCGTTGTGCGTGGAAGGCAACATCCAAACGCTTAACCTTAGATATAGCTTTGTCTTCTCCTACATAGATAATCACAAAATTAGTTATGATATCATTTAAAGATACAAACTGGTAGTTGCCCTGATCACTGCCCTCATAATAACTTTGTTCTGTTCCGGTAAATAATCCCATCTATTAAGCTTTTTCTTGGTTAATGCCCTGTTGCTCTTCTTGCGCAGCGAGCTGGTATACTGCAGGGTCTTTTATGAGTAGGCCACTTAAGGCTAAAATGCCTAAAACCAAATCCACTTCTTCAGAGGCGTGTACCTCAAAGTTAGTTGATGTAGAAGCGTTATATTGTGCACTACCTGAAACCGTAGTATAACCCCACACTACATTAGCAGGTTTTTTAACATAATTGCAGCTAATATCACTTGCACCAGTAAGTTCAGCAGTGCCATAAGCTTTGATTCCGCTAAGGCCTTTTGTATATATTGGCCTAGCGTTAGTAGGTTTCGTAAGTGGCGCTTGGCTGACATATAAATATTCATTTTTGTTTATGCGCTCTACTTCGATAGAATTGTATTTAACAGTGCCTATTCGGTACATGTCCGCAGGTAGCAGGTAGTGATTACCGCTTCTAGTTAATGTTGCCTCCTTTTCGAATAAACTAACTTTTTCGTTAAGATTATCCAACATATCAGAGTACTCAGTATCGTTACCGGACATGCGGCCGAACTGGTTAATATCGTAAAAGTACTGCTCAAACATATCAAGCTGTACTTGGTTGGCAAAAAGGTTGAACTCTTCGGGGGTTACGAACCCGCGTTGTTCCTTATTTAGGATTGCCAGAACCCTTTGATAAACTGTATCTACGCTTACTGCCATAATTTTTAGTTAAATCATAGTGTCAAGTCACCCATTTTGAGCGACTTGACGACCATGAAGTTTGATTATTTCAATCGTTTCTCGATACTCTGGTATACCTCAACACCTTCATCGGTCTTGAAATATGCGGCGAGTGCCGAATAAGGTTGCTCCCCGAAGGGAACGGTCATTACTTTGCGACCTGTTGACTTCCACATAAATGTACGTTGGTCATCACCCAGCTCCATTAGACCCTGCTCAACAGCTAGTATACCCATACTCCGGATATACACGTTTTCATCAGAGGCTAAAGATAGGAACGTTTTAGGGTTGTTCCTAGCGAATATCAGTACATCTCGTTTAAGCTCTCTAGAGGACATCTCACGTACCTTAGAACCGACTTCTACGCGCATGATAGCTTCAATCTCATCGATATCCATATCGTGTGCCATATTCATCGCATCTAATTCTAGTTCGATATTATCAACTTCCACTTCTGCGTTTTGTTCAGGATTGAACTCTTCGTACAAGCTCCCTTTTAAGGGATGGTACAGAGACAATAGCTTTTGCAAAGCGATTTGTTGAGCAGGCACTGTTAATGTGCCGTCACGGAAGATGATATGCGCTAATGTTACGGCTCCCTCTTGCTCATCCACGAATGGAGATGGTTGGTTGCTTGCGTAGCGCAGTTCTCTTTGATAACCTAACTCCTTGTCAAACCATAAAAGCGAACGCTTTGAGGAATGTTTAGAGGGGACCGTCACAATAATAGGCCTCTTCCGAGAAATCAGATAATAAACCCTGTCTTTTATCTCCCACTCCGGTGTCTTTGGTGCGGCAGGTTGTTTGATAGGTGCAGCTTTTACTGGTGGCGCTTGCATTTCCACTTGGGGTGTAGCCTCCATCTCTGGAGCTGCTACGGCTTTTTTCTTTGCCATGATATAATTATATAAGATAAATAATAGTAAGGTTTACCCCCAACCATAAGGTCAGGGGTAAATTACTTACAAGTATTGCTTAGGCAGTAGTGTCCTTAAGCATGATGAAGTTATTGGCTCCTTGTACGCACAAGCAACGCTCAGAAAGCATGTGCACGTTCATTTCGTCAATATCAGAGGTGAAGTTTCCACCTACAGAACCAGTGATCCAAGTCTTCATACGACGGTCATCAGCTTCAGAAGCGCGATAGCGCACGTGAAGGAATGGACGCTGCATGTTCTTACCTAGATTCTGGTCATAAACAGTGGTTACACCTGCTGGTACAACAACACCGTCTACGTCAGCGGTCAAACCGCGAGTAGCTGCATCATTGAGATATTTCCAATCGGTCTTATAGAAATCATAAGAACCGCGACGGAAACCGCTAAACCCTAGGTTCAAAGCCATACCTTCGTCGTTGTTGAAAACGCCGTAAGAAGTACCGCCAGTACCGTAAGAGTTAGCACGTGCCAACATGTTGTCAATAGCCAAAGAAGTGCCACGATCCAAGAAAAGCATGTTCTCTTCGATTGCGCCTTGCTTGTCTAGCTCAGCCAAGATAAGATCGAATTCAGCCAAACCAGTCAAACCGGTAGTGTTGTTGAAATCATGATCGTTGAATACTAGACCACGGCTCTCGATAGCTGCGAATAGACCTTCAGTACCGCGAACAGTCTGAGAGTTAGCGTCAGTGATGTTAGCGCCATCACGGCCAGTAGCCGATAGGTCCACTTTTTCACCTTCAACCATTGCCATCTCCAAGTAGTCTTCGAAGCGTAAGCGAGTCTCGTGCTCAGACTTCAAATACCAAAGGTAACCTGAAGTACCCATTTCTGAAGTAACTTCAACCCATCCAACTTGTGCAGTATCAGAACCGCTGATGCTGTACTTGTCTTTGATGATAATTGGGCTGTTAGAGAACTTCTGGAAACCAGCGTCGATAGACCCTTGCATGCCAGCAGAACCTTTACCAAACTCAGAACCGTAAACGAACACCTTTAAATCAGGGTTGGTTGTCACGGCTACAAAAGCAGCGGGCCAGTCGACAGAGTCATAAGGCTTAGCCTCGATAGAATCGGTGGCTACAGAAACGACAAACGCACGAACAGTGGTAACGCCTACAGAAACAATAATAGTCTGGTTAGCGCGGATAGAGTGCCCAGTGATGTTAAGGGTGCTGTCACTAGCAGTGTTGGCTGTAGCAACTTTAACATTGTTGTAGGCAACGTGCAAACGGCCTTGCTCACTCCAGACGACTTCATCAGAAGCCATAGGAATCTCAGCGCCTACCATACGTAGGAATGAAGAGATTGAACGGTTGCCGTAACGCTCTACTTCCTTCTCGTATACTTCGGGAAGGAATTGTTTGGTGAAATCAAAGTCACCACCGCTAATTGACAAGTAGTTCTTGTCAAAAAGGGTTTTTGTTGGGGCTGGTGTCAGCCCAGCGGGATAGGCCCCGCCTGTATTGAAACTCATAATATGTTTATTTGAGGATTATTTACTTAGTTTAAATCGAAGCTTTGAAGAATCATCCCCGCTAACTGCCCTTACTTTAAAGCCGCCAATATTGTCAACTTTTTCATGAGTCCCTCTAGGATCCATATCGACATTCTTGGAACGCTGAATACTATCTTTCATAGCATCAGCCTTGCCTTGTTCATAAAAATGGTTAGCGATGACATCGGGGTTCATTGCAGTAAAGAGAGATTTATGATAGCCCTTAGCATCCTTTATCGTTCCATCATCCCCAAGAAACTTCTTGACAAAATTGTTGATATTGCTTTGAGCTGTTTTAACCGTCTCCGAGTCTTTGACATTAACACGATATTTCTTATCCCCAACTTCGTACTCAAAACCTTTGAATTTGTCGCTGAAGACCTTATCGGTCCTGTCTAAAAACGTTTGTGTCTGCTTCTGCACCGCTTTAGATGTCTCCTCCGCTTCTGCGTTGTGTCTATTAAAGAATTCCACAGCCTTCTGCTGATCCGGTGTTAACCGGGAGCCAGATTTTATATCTTGGTAATACTTTTCACGCATTCCATTCAGATGTTTCTGAGCTGTATTGACTTCCTCTTTAAACGCCAACTTCTTACGTCTGATTTCGCGATCGCTGTCAACATCCTCTTCGTAATCGAATTTATCTTCGATAAGAAAATCGATCTCACTAGAGTCGAGGTGAGGTTTTGATTGCTGGTAGTACTCGCGCAACATAGCTTTGTCGTCGAGTTCGCTAATGTCCTTGTTAAGGAGTACGTAGTCTTCTACTGTACCGCCAGTTTCGTTGATGAAATCAACTAGACTCTGAACATTCTCCGGCAATTCAATTGCTGGTGGCTGCTCAATCGTAGGTTCTTCAGCTACGGGCTCTTCCTCTTCAGGCTCTTCATCAGACTCCTCCACTAATTCAAGTGAAGGAATTTCTTCTTGAGCTTCTTCTGCCACTGCTTCCACGACTTCTTCAGTCGGTTGTTCAGCTGCAGGCTCATCTGTATTCGCTTCAGGCTCAGCTTCCTGCTCCTTTTCAACGAAATCCCGCATATCAAGACGAACAGTGTCGCTATCTACGGGTTCTTTTTCACTGCTCTCCTGAGCAGAAATGGCGACATCCTCTTCACGAGAAGTCTCCGGTGTTGGTACAACATTTTCAGGTGTTGCGTCGTCTTCATTATTTTCAGACATAATAAGATATTATAAGATTATACAAGTGTATATTACCTAGGATCAAAAGAACCTAAGCCAAAACCGCCTCCCATAGTGTCGTTACCTGACGACTCAAAGGACTTTGGTGGTTTGTTGTTTGTGCGCTGGTCAATCAGTTCACTTTGCTGTGATGCCTGGATCTTAGTGCGATCGTCTTTACGATCTTCTTTGGCGCTATCGCGGCCTTTGGATGCTTCCACCTCCATGCCACGTAATTTCATATTCATTTCAAACTCATACGCCATGAGCTCTTTTTTCAGCTGCCCCTCCTGCATTAGCTTTTGGGAATCAAATCCAGCGTTCGCTTCTGCAAGCTGTAGCTTCATTTGAGTAATAGCCTGTTCTTTCTGGACTTCCGCTTGAGCTGCTACTTGCTGTGCTTGTGCATTAGCCTGAGCCTGCGCTTGAATGTTCTGTTGCTGCAATGCCTGCGCCTGCTCGTCTTTTTTCTTACGGCGTAATTTAAGGAGCTGGTTAGCTAGCTTAAGATTGCGAATTTCGCGTACATCGATTGCGTCCTCCAAGTCAATACCCTGTTGAGCTAAAGCTACTTGGATGTTATTCTCCAGCATTGCCTTCTCCTCTTCGTCGGGTGTTAGCTCAATAAAGATACCAAAATCGTGCAAGTACAGGTCTTCCAGATCTGCTAAAATTCCTACATTGTGTGCACCAATCTTCTGAATGAATGCAGACTTAGTTGGCGAGTATTCTAAGATATCAGATATACGTAAAGAAATACCTTCCGCAAGTTCGGCTGTTAAGAACAGTCCTGAATTCAAAATATGACGTGTAGCCGTATTAGAATTTGCCGCTGCCATTTTCTGTACACCGACCAAAGCTTTTGCATCCGGTTGAGACCCATCCCGCGCTTCGTTAAGACCCGTAACATCACGAATCATTTGCAGGTAATAGTTATACGTATTAATAAGTGTACCTATTTTATTGCTACCGGAACCTGATTGTAGTTCCTGAATAGGAACCTTGCCGTGATTTATGTCGCCGTCGGCGGTCATAGACCTGCCAATAACGCTACCTGTTTGGAAGAACATATTTAATGCTTCCTGAGGGCTGTAGTTAGTACCGTTGCCTAAATCAACTTCAGCTAACCCGTCAGCGTCGAGGTATACCCCGTCCGGCACCATGCGTGCTAAGACTTGTTGTAGTTTCAAGTGGGTGAGCTGAATCATATCAGCAAAACCAGTAATACGGCCAACAAGGCTTTCAATACGCCCTTTATACATGCGTGGCGCAACAATGCTGTAATTCATTTTGACCTTCGTGTAATCGCTCTTAGGTCGCATCATGTTTTTAGCGATACCCCAGCTAAGCACATTATCAGAGCCTAGAATCTTTGCTCCTTCATAAACAACCTCTACTGACCGTGAAATCTTAGAGAACTGCTCTTGAAGCTCGATGGGCGGATCAAACTGGTCATCTTTAATAATGATTTTGCTTGCGCCAGTGGCATTGTCTTTAACCTTATAAACCTCGTTCATGTAGGTCTTGAAGTTGTAATACAATACCTGCACAGTGTTGGAATCCGTTTCAGTGCCATTAGAGTAGGCTGAACCAGT